TTTAGACACTTTAAAAATGGATAAAATGACAGTAGATCAATCAGTTCCACTTGATTATACTGTAACAGCTGGGCCAAACAATAAGTTTGATAGTTTTATAGGTATAGATAACGGTAACGATGGTGTGTATGATGATGGTGGTCCAGTAAATAATGGTAGAGGTCAAAAAGTTGACACAGCCACTGAATTTCCAAAGGGAATAACTATATACGGTAGATGGACTGAAGTTTCATTAGCTGACAGTGGTCCTAATGGTATAATCTGTTATTTCGGAACGTAATGGCATTAGGAATAGGATCGGGATTGGTCTTTTCATCACCAGACTGTGGATGTGAATACTACAGGGTTACAGTTAATAGTGACGAAGGTACTGGTGGTGGTAGTATACGAATGGATCTTGATTTAGATGGAAATATAACTAAAGAAGTAAATGATACCATTACTACAACGTGTAAGATGTTTTTAACAGACACCGCATCATGGTCAGGTGGTACTGTTAATTTTAGAATAGCAAATGGAAATGGTGATTATGTTAGTAGCGGTACTGTAAATACTGAAACCTTAGTTTCAATTGACAAGACGTATACAGTCTCTGGAAATAACTACCTAGATATACATAGTTTTCAGTTTAACATAATGGGTAGTCAACCAAATGCAAACTCCACGGTATTTATTGCTAAAACGAAAGTTGTTGTAAAAAAGGCTGATGGTACAGTTAAAGCTACAAGAACTTTTGACACAAGCGAATGTGCTTCTGCGAATCCGTTTACAGGTCTAAATAAATTTCAACCTTCAATGGCGGTAGCTTCTATAGGCAATTGCTATGAAAGCTTACTATAATTAAACAAAAATAAACTATGGGATATAAAGATAACGCAGTAGAATATGGATTTGGACAGCTTGGAAGTGTTTTTAATAACACTGTCTCTGCTATAACTCCGCCAAAAGGAAAAGTATTTGTAGCTATAACGTTCCTAACCGACACGACACTTAATGTTATTGATGGTTTAGTCGCAGATAATGATTCAGCTCGTGGATTGGAATATATTGGCTCAGTCCAGGGTAGTGATATAGCTCACGATGAAACTGTTGGTAGTGAAACAGAGATAAGTGGTGGTGGTGGTAAAGCTATATTATCTGGAACTGTTTTTCCAAAAGGTTTAACACTATATGGTCGCTGGACTAAAATAACAACAGTATCAGCAGGTCAATATGTAGCTTATATTGGTGACTAATGTTAGGACTAGGAGGATCAATGTGCATGGAAGATGGCATAATTCAAAGTGCTACACCTACAGAAAGTCTATTTGATATACCAAACTTAATAGGTTGGTGGGATTTTTCGGATCAAGCAACACTTTGGACTAGTACAACGCTAGGTGGAATAAACCCTGGCTTTGGAGTTGATTTTAGAAGTGTAGCGAATAAATCCTCTCACGTTGATAGATTAGGTGATTATTTAACTGGAAGCGGAAACCCCACTGGTTTTAATGCTTACTATAAGGATAATCCAGGAAATTTATCTACAGATTTAAATTATGCTAGATTTATTCCTGATATACAAACTGTTGCTCCTTGGGATTATTCAGCATATAAAAGAAATAACTTTGAAAAAGGTGTAGTGTCTAGTGGAGTTGTATCTAATGCTAACATAGATATGCAGAACATGTCGGTTTTCATGGTATTTAACCCCGAGGCAGCGGATCCAAATCCAGATTTTAATTCAGACCGTGTTATGTTTCATCTTAATGGTAAAGATGTTGATGGAAGTACCACAACATTTTCAATTCGCCATCAATATGGAGATCCTCATGATTTCGAGTTTTCATTTTATATGGCTGATGAATCTACACCTTCGCTAAGAGTAGATACCGCTGCTACTGGCGAGGAAGCAACCACTTCAAAAATATTACTTAGTATGAATACCGCGGCTGGAACAAACGCTACTAAAGTCTATATAAATGGAGTTGAAAAAGGACAAGCTACATACGATGGTGATGATGTTTTAACTTTAGACGATAATTACGCTACAGTTATGATAGGTAATAAAACTAGCAGTCTTGGTATAGCATCTACCCCAAGATCTCATTTTAGAGGTAATATGTGGGAAATAATTTTTTACAATCAAACGCTAACAAGCGATCAATTAACATTCGTGCATAATTTATTAATGGAAAAGCACGGACTAACTTAATAATAACAATCAAATAAAATTTAATACAATGGCAAAAAAAGAAAACGCAAAATCAGAAAACTTTAAAGAAGTAGTTGAAGATAAAGAAATAGAATTAAAAGTAAAAGCTGAAAGAGTTTCAGAAGAACACTTAAAGCAAATGCAACAAATAGTTAACACTATAAATCAATTACAATTTAATATAGGTAAAATTGAATCTCAAAAACACACTATGATTCATAACTTATCTATAACTCAAGATAGAGTTAGCGTATTACAGGACACATTACAAAAAGAATATGGGTCTTATGATGTTAACTTAGAAGATGGTACTATTAACTGGCCGAAAGAAGAAGATAAAAAAGAAGATGAAAAATAATATCATCAGAAAAATCACTATAGGTAAAGACTACAAAAATGACTCCATGCACTACGCTGTAAACCAGGAAGTGTATGGAGGTCATAAAATTTGTGATATAATAGAGGAAGAAGATAAGTACTGTATTTATATTAGAAAAGGTGATGTAGTAATACCTTGGAAAGATTTTAACAAAAATATGGCTATATCAGTAGAGTATAACTTAGAATACTAATGAGAGCTTATAAAGACTTTATTGTATCACCTATCGGCGAAAGATACAATAATTCTACTAAAGTTGGGGAAAAAGAATTAATACTTAACACTGAAATCTTTAACCACCAATACGTAAACAGATTAGCAAAAGTTATCGCTACTCCATTATTATTTTCATCACCTATTAAAGTGGGTGATGAAATAATAGTTCATCATAATATTTTTAGAAGATGGCACGATATTAAAGGTAGGGAAAAAAATAGCAGATCTTATTGGAAAGATAACAAGTATATAATATCAGAAGATCAAATATATTTGTATAATAATAAAGCTACACCCGGTTATAGTTTTGTTAAACCACTAGAATCTAGCAATAGCTTTAGTCTTGAAAAAGAACAACCATTAATAGGTATTGTAAAATACTCTGATGGTGAATTTAACGAAGGTGAGCTAGTTGGATTTAAGCCAAACAGCGAATATGAATTTATTATAAACAACGAAAGGCTGTATAGGGTTTTAAACAAATTTATTACAATTAAATATGAATATAAAGGAAACGAAAAAGAATATAATCCAAGCTGGGCGAAAAGCAGTTGAAGAATTAATCAAGGTGGCTAAAGAACCTATTGTAGATTCAGACGATGATATATCAGCTGATAGGCTAAAGAATGCTGCGGCAACAAAAAAGCTAGCTATATTCGACGCGTTTGAAATATTAAACAGGATTCACGAAGAAGAAAATATGCTAGAAGGAAAGCCTATTGAAGAGGAAAAGAAAAGCACGTTTAAAGGATTCGCAGAAGGAAGATCTAAATAATGTATAAACAAACATTATATAAGGTTGTAGAACCTATAAAGTCAAATACTATTAAAAGGCTTAATAAGTCTAAAAAATGGAAATACGGTTATAATAAAGAAAATGATATTGTTTCTATTAGTAAAAGCGGTCAAATTGGTGAAGTACTTGAAATACAAGGTTTACAAATAGCTTTACCTAAACAACCGAAGGAAGTGTATAGCTGTAGTAAAATAAAGTCAGAACAAAAGTGGAAACAATTCCCTTCTAATCCTGATTTTAAAAGAATTAAAACGGTGTTTGATTGGCAAACATATCCAGATGATTTTAAAGAAAAACATTATGGATATATAGATGAAGAATTTAAGAGAAGAGAGGAAGGTTTTTGGTTTATGAATAATGGAAAACCAACCTACATAACAGGAACACACTACATGTATCTACAATGGAGTAAGATAGATGTTGGTGCTCCAGATTTTAGAGAGGCAAATAGATTATTCTTTATATTCTGGGAAGCTTGTAAAGCAGATAAGAGAAGTTATGGGATGTGTTATTTAAAAAATAGACGTTCTGGTTTTTCTTTTATGAGTTCAGCTGAAACTGTTAACTTAGCAACATTAGCTAGTGATAGTAGATTTGGTATATTATCTAAAACAGGTGCCGATGCAAAAAAGATGTTTACAGACAAAGTGGTGCCTATTAGTTTAAATTATCCATTCTTCTTTAAGCCAATACAGGACGGTATGGACCGACCAAAGTCCGAGCTCGCTTACAGGGTGCCCGCAAAAAAGTTTACTCGTAGAAAAATGAGAGAACACGAGGAACAAGATGATATGGAAGGTCTTGATACTACTATTGACTGGAAGAATACAGGTGATAATAGTTATGACGGTGAAAAGCTAGCTTTATTAGTTCATGATGAAAGTGGTAAGTGGGAAAGACCTGATAATATAAAAAATAACTGGAGAGTTACAAAAACTTGCTTGCGATTAGGTAGTAGAGTAATAGGTAAGTGTATGATGGGATCAACATCTAACGCTTTAGATAAAGGAGGTGATAATTTTAAAAACCTATATAACAACTCAGATGTCACAAAAAGAAACCGTAATGGACAAACTAAGTCAGGATTATATTCTTTGTTTATCCCTATGGAATGGAACTACGAAGGATTTATTGACCAATATGGACAACCCGTGTTTAATACTCCTAAAGAAGAAGCATTTGATCCACATGGAGTAGAAATAGATTACGGAGTTATAGATCATTGGGATAATGAAGCTGATGGTTTAAAAGACGATCAAGATGCTTTAAATGAATTTTATCGTCAATTTCCTAGAACTGAAGAACACGCATTTAGAGATGAAACAGGTAATAGTTTATTTAACTTAGTTAAGATATATGAGCAAATAGATTACAATGAAGGCAACAGAAATTCTTCAGTATTAACTTCTGGTAACTTTCAATGGGTAAATGGAATTAAAGATACTCAGGTTGTTTTTAATCCAGATCCAAATGGAAGATTTAAAGTGAGTTGGGTTCCAGGACAAAAACTACAAAATAACGTTATTATAAAAAACGGTACAAAGTACCCGGGTAACGAACACATGGGAGCATTTGGTTGTGACTCATATGATATATCTGGAACAGTTGACGGCACTGGATCGAAAGGGGCTTTGCATGGATTAACTAA